TCAGTTGGCGGCGAGGAATTCCGCGCAGTAGCTCGGACCGTTGACGCCCGGGCGATCGGAGATCGTGCGGACGGCGGTGATCTTGTAATCGCTGGAGACGACCAGCTGCACCGTGCAGGAAAGGGAGGCGGTGCGGGCGGGCGAAATCTGCCGGCCTTTTTTGCCATCCTTGCCTTCTTCGAACTTCGCCGGAATCGTCGCCTTCTTGTAGCCGCCGCGCCAGTTGTAGACGGTGGAGCTGCCGCTTTCGGTGTCGCTCAGCGGCGGGCCGAATTTGGCGAAGAAAATACCTGCGGACTGGCCGACCCAACGGGTCTCAACCGGGCTCTTCTGGGTGAAGGAGGGCGTGGAGCCATCGGTGGCAGTGGTGCAGGCCGAGAGCGTAATGGCAAACGCTGCAAGCGTTACGCTGCGAAATAGCATGGTGAAATGTCCTTTGTGCCGTGTCCGGCATCCCGCCGGTCATTCCGTTCCCCTAGCAGATTTGGCGGCGGCGGGCAGGGGAGCTGTGCGGCCCGATGAAAATTTCCTGCCACAATTGCTTTTTTGTAACGTTTTGAAGCCTTCCGCCCGGTGCCGCCGGTGCCTGCCGGGGCTGTTCCAGCAGGTGGGGAAAACTTGTCATAAAAAATGCAATAAGCCGCTTGTCGAATGCCGGAGGCTGGTCTATAGAAGCGCCGCTGGTCACGGAGTGTAGCGCAGTCTGGTAGCGCACCACGTTCGGGACGTGGGGGTCGGAGGTTCGAATCCTCTCACTCCGACCAGCGGAAAGCCTAATAATTACAATGGCTTGCGACTGATCCCGATGCTTCCTGAAAATCCCTAAATCAAAGTCTCGTACCGAAACCGGACCGATTAAACCTCGGACCGATTAAAACGCATTCGCGGCCTGCGCCTGAAAATCGGGGCTGACGTGCGAATAGGTGCGCTCAAATTCCTCGACAGTGAGGCCCAAGGAAGCCGCCGCCTGCTCCGGATCGACGCCCAGTTGAGCAAGCCAAGTTGCGCGCGTATGGCGAAGAACATGCGGCGTCACAGTCACGTCGAGGCCGGCGGTGCTTCGGACGCTACGGAAGGCTTTGTGCGGTTTCGTTATCTTTGCGCCGCTGTAGTGGACAGCGTAACGCAGGCACACTTCGTTGCCTTCATCAGTGATGGTCGTGTCTGCCTTTTTCCAATAACGCAGAAATCGCAAAAGCCTCGGTGGCACCTTCACAGGTGTGCGACGCTTGTTATGGGCAACGCGTTCACCAGTTGCTCGACGATAGATAACGCCTCGATCGATATCGACATGGCCGCCGGTCGTGTTTGGCATCCATTGCAAGTTCAGGATCGCTGAAAGCCGCGTACCGGTATAAAGGCCGATCAGCAATAGTCGCGTGATGTGCGGGTTGATGACACCTGTTCGGCTCCACCTGTTTGGCCGCTTCGTCACGATATCGAAGGCTGTCGGCTTCCAGCCGAGTGATGCCCACAAGAGCGCTGCCACATCTTGGCGGGTCAACCAAGTCTGACGCGGCTCGCCCTTTTCCGGCAGAGAAACTTTCGGCACTACATCAAGCGTGTACTCGGCGTGATAGTAGTTGATGGCTGCGCGAAGCACCTCAAGATCTCGGCGCGCTCCGCCCTCGTTTCCACGCTCGTCCGCGTACTCGCGGCAAACTCGGCCCCGAACGTCTGCGGGTTTCATGGCACCAAAGAAATCGTTAAGGCGATCGAGCATCGCCACTGTCTCTTTTGGTCTGGCCGTCTTTTGTGCTTTTTCCTCGCTATAGACAATAATGATGTCCCCGAGGGTTATTTCAGCCGAATTACCTCCGCGCCGCGGCTGGTATTGGCTGGCGATGTACTCTCCAAGCTTTTTTTGAGCATCTGCAATTTCAGTCTCGCCGCATTCTGTGCTGATGCGCCGACCTCCGTCTTTGATGACCCATGTTCGCGTGTCTGGTCGGAGCCAGAGTCTTGCGGGCTGTTTCTTACGAGGCATTTTTCCTTCATCCTTTCGATGGCGTTACGCGTGACGAAGGCTTTCCCGGCAATCATCAATACCTCCAGATTGCCTTTGCGCGCTTCTGTCCGAAGTGCGGACTTCGTCAGCCTTCCACCGAAGAACAATTTGCAAGCTTCCGCAAGTGTGACTGGTTCATCGTCAGCGAGATCATTATTAATACTCGTGGCGCTCATCGACCGTCCTTCCATGCGTAGTAATCCCGGCGCAATCGCTTCCAGCGTGCTGCGGCCTGGTGATCTGTTTTCAATTCGGCCCGAGACCGGATATTGAGGATATGCCGCACGCGAGTGTTGACTCGCTCGTCGTCGGCCGCGTCTGCGAGATCGTGGCACTGGATGAGGTAGTGCCGGAAATCTTGCTTTCCGCACAGCATCGCGCATTCCGCCGCGAAGTCCTTTTCCTTGGGCTGTGGCGGAGTTCGCGCCGGTCGCTGTTGGCCCTCCAGCCTGCGGATCTTCGCGAAGGCTTCATCAATCACCATCATCAGCGCGCGGAAGTACGTCAGTGATTTCTCGACGAGCTGGCCATCGTGGTATGGGCAATCCGGGCGGATGATGACGATCGGAAAGATTTCGCCGGTCATATCATCGCGCTGGCAGATTTCGGCCTGGCTGGTCGCAGGATTGTAAGTCCGCTCCCATTCATCGGAAACGAGGGGTAGAAGATCTCTGGCCTCGCGATAGGTGCGCTTTGCTTCGTCGAGGGTCACTGGTCACCGCCTTTCCAGGCGGCGACGCGTTTCAGTGCGACATTGATGATAGCGCTACCAACCAGCCACAAAACTGCGTCGTGCCAACGCATGGTAACGATAAGAGAGACGAGGATGATGGTCGCGACGAAATCGAGCGGACTAAGGAAAGGGCGGGTTAATAATAGAGCGAGTTTAACCATTATCCTCCTCCCTTGCCTCAGCGGTGGCTTGCTCTGCGTCCATTTTTTTCATCTCTGCCGTGCACCAATCATCCAGTGCTTTGGCTTCCGCGCGAGCGTCGGCGGCCACAAGTTCGCAGGCCTGTCCCGTCGTGTCCCAATGAACTCCGAACGGATTGAGGCTGCATTCGTCGCCTGCGCACGAGTATTCGCCGCTGACGTCCTGCGTTGCGCTGCAGAGTCTTTCTGCCTCATCATGCGTTTTAGCTTTGCACTGAGGGCATCTCGACGCTTTGTATCGGCGGTTCTGCAACATGTTTTCGCTGTAGCGATCTTTGCCAATGACGGTCATCAAGCACTCCCGCTTTGTTGCGGCTGGCCCTCGAAGCGAGCAACGATCTCCTTCAGCGCAACGATGATGTCCTGGCGCTGGCCGTTGGAGACGTAGTTGGTACGCTGACCTTCGGGACCATCGAATGGGAAGACCAAGAGAACAAAGCCGTTCTTCTTCGGCTTGCCCTTCTCGTTCAGCACGTCATCCAAGGCTGATGCCATGGACTGCATCATATTCTTGGCGTCGTTCATACTGAGGACCTCGCTTCGGCAAGGCACTTCTGCCAAATATCGACCGGGATAAGATCGGGATCGAAGTTGCTCGACATCTGTTCGCGGACGGATACTTCGTCGCAATCGTGGTCCATCAGCCACTCGGTAAGGCGCTCCTCGGCGACTCTCCGATCGTATTCGTCGCTATCGAGGAGATCGGCGATGGTTAGGCATTCTTCGCAGATTGCTTCTCCGTTGATGGATCTGGCGCCATCCGGGGCAAAGCATTCGCTGCCGCACCTATCGCAGCAGCAACCGAGTCCGGCATCAATCCAATTGTGCCCTTTGATCTCATCAACCTGCAACCCGTCCATGGTCTCCGCACGCTGCAAGCACAGGCCGTGCTCGGCGAGAATGTCTTCGGTAATATCACCCGGCGGCACTCCCTCCCATGAATTGAAAAGTTGGCGAATAGCCTCTTCACGCGTGTTTGCGTTGAATGGTTGCCAGTCGAATTCGCCGTCGTGGCCGCCAACCCAAATCTTGGTGGCTGGCTTGGCGGCAGTTGCAGCCTGATCGGCAGACGCTGGAAGCGTGGGCAGAAGATGCGCGGCCGCGATGGCCGAGGAACTGGCGAGAAACATGCGACGGCTAAGCATGGTCATCGTTCCCTATGGTAGCGGTGGCAGCTTCAAGCGCCTGTGCCTCTTCTGGGGTGGCGACCTTAAAGTAGGGATGTGACTTACCTTCGTCGTCTATCACTTCCAGCTCATGAAAACGGAGAAGTCCTCCAAGCGTCCAGTTGCAGGGTTTTCCGTCCGGCTGCTTGCGTGGGCTCTCTGCGCCCATTACGCGACCAACGCATGAAAAACCGACATACCTTTCGGCCGTCTCTGCGTCAGTACCTGCTCGCGTGAAGCTGGCGATGGATTGCACTGTTTTGCACATTGGGCATTTAAAAGCTGCGTGTTTGCGGTCCGATGTGCCTTGGGCCCTGAGCCGCCGGCGAAATTCGTCGAGTTTGATCGTTTCCATCAGCGTTCCGCCTCCAATGCTGCAGTGAAATGACGGTGCACGACGGCTTCCAGATCTCGGACGGCGATTGAGATCGTGTCGTCAGCGCACGGATCGGCGGGCCCGTCTAGCTCACAAGCGGCGGTTACAATCCGCGCAGCCAGGTGATCAACGTTTAGGCTCTCTCGCTTGGAGATGAGTTGCTTTACCTCGGCCTCTGCTGCCTCGGCGCGAGCCCGCTGGGTGCGAATTTCTGCGTAAGGATCGGCTTCCATCTTGTTGATGTCGCCCTTTGGCAGCATCGCGTCGAATGACCACAGATCCATGTGATCGAGCATGTCCCGCAGCCAGTCACGATGGTTCGTGCTGCCGAGGTATACGCGATCGCCCTCATCATCGAGGTGGTCGAAGATGTGTTGGATGCGGCTGCGGGCAGCGTCGAGAAGCACGACAATCGAATGGTATTTGCCTTTCAGGTTGTTTCGTTCGGCCTCTCCAGCGGCCAGCCCTTCATCGTAGCCGGTGCGGCGTGCGGCTCTCCGGCGGTGCAGGTGTGACTTGGTCATTATTCGCCACCTCGCGATCGGCTAGCGGACATCGCTCCACGCTGACGGATTGCCTCGGCTACAAGCCGGTTCACCTCGGGCTCAAGGTTGAAAAACGAAAGCTGGCCTCGGCAGGGTATGAGAGGGAGTGGGAATGCGTCGCGAAGGACGAAGCCAAATTTGCCGAAGAACCATCGGCTATCCATTTCGCGAACGCAGTCGACGATTCCAGCCATGCCAACTACACCGCCACGCGGCATCGCCAACTGGTAATCATCGTCTTTGTCGATTTCAGATTTTGATATCCCGGCATGAACGATGAACCAGCCGCGCCATTTCGTCGGCCAGTCCCGGTTTTCAACGTCTTTTCCGTCGTGGAAAATGTGATGCGGATAGGGCTGCTTTATGCTCAAAGCCTTGACCTGCCCCGCAGCAACTCGATCCGCCAGAGCGTGGACGTCGATATCGTTGCCTACTGTTGCTAGCTGGTTCATGTCTAAACCCTCATCGGCATGAGGAGCCGGGTCATTTCCGGATCTTGATCGGCGAGGGAAATAGGGTTGCTGTTGTTGATCATCTTAAGCGTGATCGAACCTTGGCAGCGCTTGACCATGTCGGCCATATATCGACTGTTGACGCCGATCTCCGTAAGCCCTTCCGGCCATTCGGACGAAGTGGAAACTTTCGCCATGCCAAGCTCTACGTTTTTGACTTCGATATGGAGCCTTCCGGATACGCCGTGCAGACGTATCGCAGAACCACGCCAGCCTCCAATCGCGGTTGCCTGACGTATTGCCTGGAGCATTTCCTCTGTGCGTATCTCGATGTGGTGGGGGGTGTCATTCGGTATCACCCGCTCGATATCGGGGAATGTGCCGTCGATAAGTTTGCTTCGCAGGACGAGTCCGGGCCCCTTGAATTCGAGAACGGTGTCGATGATTTTGTTGCCGTTGCTGACGGAGAAAATCTCGACGTCGGCGTTGGCGAGGTACTGGGAAATCACGCCAACTGTTTTGCGTGGGATGATGTAGTTGAAGGCGGTTTCGTCTTCATTCGCTGCGTACCTGCACAGCGCCAAGCGGTGGCCGTCGGTGGCGGCCATGCGTCTGCCGTTGGGCGTGGACGCCCAGTTGACGCCATTCAAGTAATAGCGTGTCTCCTCTGTGGAGATGCAGCCGGACACTTTTTTCAGCGCAAGCGCGAAATGACCGTTGGTGAAGCGTTCGACCATTCCGGCCTTTTCGCCTGCTATCGTCGGGTAGTCCTCCGGCGCGTGCGCCTCCACCGTGTAAGAGGCAACGCCGACGCGGATTTCGGCGCTGTGTCGGATTGACGTCGCGCCTGTCTTCTCGTTCTTCGTCTCGACCTGAGCGGGCTCAATATGAACCCACCCGGTTCCTGCGGCAGATGCCACGGCAGCAAGGAACCGAGCGGGAATGCAAAGCGACCAGGTGCCAGCGCCCTCGATCTCGTCGACGTGGATGGTTGCATGCAGGTCCAGATCGGTTGCCTCGACGGACAAGCCTTTTTTGCCGTAGTTGAGGCGAATGTCGTTCAATATCGGGATAGTGTTTCGTACCTCGATAATGGAGTTCGCCAGCTTGAGTGCCGAGGCCAGTTCCTTGGCTTCAACGGAGACGTATTTTGATGCCGTCGTTTGGCTGATCATTCCCGTGGCCTTTCGTTTCAGACGTTAAGGGGTGAGTGCAGGCGGCGCGGGGCAATGCCGAACGCTGACTGTCGCAACTTCGATTTCAGGAAAAGCATTGTGCTCGACGCCGTCGAGCGTGCGTCCGGATCTGCGCTTACCGACGCGGACAGCACCGCAACCATCTGGCCATTCGCGCTCGTCAAACCAGTGGGTGTCGGCCTTGGCGAGCGCAGGCACTTTCACACCCGGTTCGTCCGGCTTGAACACGGCCACGTCGCCCAGATCTTCAAAGAAGCCCGTCGCCCATTCGCCATTTTGCTTGTGGTGGAACGGCTTTCGTGCGGCTGTTGCGGCATCGCGGATCATCCGAAACCATTCTGGATGCGTGGGCCGAGCCTTGTGCGCGCCCTGGTCGGTCTCGCCGCCGGTTATCAGCCAGTCAGGCAATGTGGTGCCTTCGAACCTGATCGCTCCCAGTAAGGGCTCGTAGCTGCCGAATGAGAAGATTGCGCCGGTCGCTTCCTTTGCGCGTTGCAGCTTCAGCCAGTCGCGGCTCCATTCGATCTGATTGCAGAACGTGCCGCCAATCGCGATGTTGCGCGGCATGGTTTTCCCGCTCATCATCTTCTCGATGTTGCCGATGCGCTTCGTCAGCAGTAGCCAGACAAGAAACGGCGTTTCGTCGATCAGCTGGAAAAAGCGTTCGCGCCACTCCGCCGGCACGGCGTTATCGAAAGGATCGCACAGCGACGGGAACACGAAAGGCGGGCGGGCAGCATTCGCCTTCTCGGCCCTGCGATTCCACGCGATCGGTTTCTTCCAATATTCCTCGGACATGATGCTGCGGTTGCCTTCACCGGTCCCCGGCGCGCCCCACTCGGCGCGATGCATTCGGGTGTCCATCAGCTGCGCAGCATAACAGCCGTCGCATGCGGGGCTGATGCGTGCGCAGCCGGTCCACGGCGACCAGGTGTAATCCGTCCAGGAGATCGCCGTGGTATCAGCCATGGGGATTCTCCAAGGCGGCGGCATAGATCGCAGGGCAGGGCAGGGTAATGCTGCTGCTGAAACGGCGCACAACGACGGTTTCAAAATTGAACCGCGCCTCGCGCCATGTCTTGCCGTAAAGCGGAGCGTCTACGCCCAGCTCGCGCAGTCGCGTTGTAACCCGCTTGATGCTGGCGCCGTAGTGATCGGCGATCTGGGCGCGACCCATGCCCATTTGCGCGCAGCGGGTGAGCATAACAGCAGACGGAAGTTTCGTGCCGCCAAGCTTGTTGTTCTGGCGCATGTCATAGCACTCCAGCCAGCATGCCGAATGCCATCGCGATGGCAAAGGCAGCGCCGACGAGGGTCTGAAGGATGCGCGCTTCGCGCTCGATAGCGGTTTTAGTCATGGTCTAGGCTCCCGTTGACCTGGAGCCATTGGCGAACGGCGCGCGAAAGATCGCGGTCGCGGTTGCTGGCTCCGGAAAGATTGAGAAGGGGAATGACGGCGCGCAGGACCGATTCCAGCGTGTCGCCAGTCATTGTTGCGTCATGCTCTGGCAGCGTTCTGCCGTTGGTCACGACCTTGAAGGCGTGCGCGATGTCGGACTGCGCGCCGATCAGGTGTGAGTTTGCTTCTGCAAGCTGGCGCTCGACGAACACGTCGCTTTCCGTCTTGCGCGGACCGCCGGCAGAAAAGACGAGGCGCACGGGCGGCTTGCGAAAGGGCAGGGTGAAGATCTCGGCCGTCATGCGAGGGCCTCCAAAACTTGGTCGCCCCCGAATGTGTTAATACTATATTTAGTATGCTTGACTTCTAAAGTGCAAAAGGTCTGAATTTCAATCGTGCGGTGTGTGGCCGCGTTCGAGCGCGACCACACACCTGCCATCCCCAAGTGCAGCAACCACAAGGAGACGATCTTGAACAACGGGAAAATATTCTTGGGAGACAGCATGGGCGTTCGCCAGCCAGTCTCTCTGGAACAGAAAACACTGGGTCCGCGCCAACCAATGGCAGCACTCACACCAAAGCCACCACCGGGTGCAGGTCCGGGACCACGCCAGCCTTCTGCGCCTAGGCCGCCTTCTCCTCCACCGGGACCGAAGAAATAGAGGAATACATGACCGACGCACGCACCAACCTGCAATTCAACGTCCTTCGAAATGCCATCTACCACACCGGCAGGCGCATGACGCTGGAGCGCTGGAATCGTTGGTGCAACTTCGTGACAATCCTCCTGGGTGCGACAGCGATGACCGATGTTCTCCGGAATACCGGCATCGAGTCGCACCAGTTTGCTCTCGGTGGAGCAGTCGCCGCCGTCAGTGCCGCGCAGCTCGTTTTCGATTTTGGAGGAAAGGCACGAGACCATCAGAGCCTGCAGAGAGACTATTACGGACTTCTCGCCGACATTGAGGAAGTTCCTGAAGCTTCCGACGAGCAAGTTGCCGTCTGGCGCGGCAAAATGATCCGAATTGCTGGAGACGAGCCGCCGACGCTTCGTGCGCTCGACGCAAAGGCTTACAATGATGCAATAGGGGCCACCGAAATCTATGGGATGGAGCAGCGACTTGTCATCCCGATCTGGCACAGGCTGACAGGATGGATATTGCCCTTTGAGGGGCATAACTACGAAAAGGTCTTCGAAAAGGAAGACAGGCTCAAAGCCAAAGCAGAAGCCAAAAAAAAGAAAATCGCGCTCTCGCAGAACTGAAACATCGGCTACGCGCTCCATCATATGCGTGCCGCCTGTTCAAGCTGGCGCTCAACCTCGACGACGCGGACGCCGCAGAGAGACGCGGCCATGAGCAGCGCCAGAAAGGCGGCGCCCGTCATGCTCACGACAGTGATGCGGCAAAAGGGTGTTGGCTCGACCTTACGAAAGGTGCCGAGGTTCTTGCAGGCTAAGGGGTATGCGGGGGATATCTGGGTCACGTTGGCCTCCATCCGTTCGGGAAACCGCCTCGGACGAGGCGGAAACCGGAACGGACGTCTCAGGCCGCTTCAAGAAGCGCGTCGTCGTTCGCCTTCATGCGCGCCTTTTCCTGCAGGCGGTCGATATCGGCGTTCAGGAAATAGAGGTTGAGCTGCTCTCGGGTGCAACCTTCGCCGAACCGGCGCATCGCGGCGGCCATAGCTTCGATCTTTTCATTGTCATTCATCGCACTGACGTTCATGTCGGTCTCCATCCGTTGATAGGGGAGACCGGACGGCATCGAGGCGAGGGGGAAAGGGTGCCGTCCGGTCTTTGTCCGGGCCATGTGGTTTGCTCGGATGGAAATACGCTAATACGTAATAAAATACGCGTCAATGGTATTTGCGTATAAAAATACGCCATCAAATACGATAGGCGACAAAAAGACACCTACCGGCGAACGAGTGATTCGCGGGTAGGCGCTCTGAAATGTCTATCTTTAACGGGTTCTAGATGGGTGCCGGAGCCGGTTAAACGCCAAATATTTCGTTCATGGTAAGGATCTTATGGACGTTCACAATGATCTCTCTCGAAATTTTTATCTCTGCCGGGGGATTGTGCTTCTGTATCGTGATATGGGTCTCGGTTCGTTTAAGATATACCCCGATTGTCCCCTCGAAGCCGTCTTCGTGATGGTCCCTGCATTGGATTACCACGGCGTCTCCAAAGCGTGCGGGCTTGTTTGGGTTCACATATATGAGGTCGCCTGGGTAATATTGCGGGACCATCGAAGTGCCTTCGACAAACAGCGAATAAAGGCCGCGTACATTGGCAAGCGCTGGAGGACGGCGAACATAATCAACAGGACCCGGCAAAAGTTGGAAGGCTCCCTTGGTGTGAGACCCAGCGGCCGTGCCCATGACGGGCACATCGTTTGGCATCGATTGTCGATCCGGCAATACTGCACTGGCTGGGGTTACATCTGACTTAACGACTTCACTTGCGGAGATCTGTTCGCTTTTACCTTGAAGCCACTCGGAGGTGGTTTCTAGGGCAGCGGCGACCTTCTCAATCGTGTCCACTCTAGGATTTTTAGTTGTCCCGTCTAGAATTTTTCGCAGGGTCTCTTTCGCGCCAGTCGCTTCTATCGACACGCGCGACGCAGATTTTCCAAGCTCGCCAAGGCGCTGATTAATCCGAGATATCAATATGTTGCTCATGTGCGTATTATATGACGCGCAAAGCGCGGCCCAAAGAGTAATAAAATACGTTGACAAGGCGTAATTTAATACGCATTTTCGGCGCATGACCCTGCGAGACCAGCTTATTCTTGTGTTCCAAACATACTGCCGCGCAACCGGACGCTCCGAGGCGCGCGTATCGACGCAAGTGTTGTCTGGTGGAAAGCGGATCATCCAAATTAGGGACGGTGGAGATATAGGAACAATTGGCTTCGAGCGGGCTATGCGGTGGTTTTCCAATCATTGGCCTACTGATGTCGTGTGGCCTAGTGAGATCCATAGACCTGCTATTGAAGATATAACGGAGGCCGCAGAATGATGGCGCTCCAGTTTTTACGCAGCGTAGGGAAGCGGTCATCCCGCGTGGCTCATAACCACGATGTCGCAGGTTCGAATCCTGCCGATGCAACCAATCCCGCCGTTCAACGGCCAGACGACGAGCGGGAAACCGGACGGAAGATGCTTTGCACGCCTGCGAACCCTTCCGTCCGGATCGCCTTTCCTGTTGCGCGAGGGTTCTTCCTTTCCTCTCTGCGCACCCGCCGTGACGCTTTTCCTCCAAGCTCCGGCGGCCCATTCCCTTCGTTGTCATCATCGTTGTCACTCCTGCTGGCGTCGCCTCTGATGTGGCGAGGCTGTGGTTGATCTGATGAGCAACGAATAGGCCGCGCCCGCGCGGGCTTCACCGAATCCTTTTCCGATTTTCTTTCCTTGACGCGTTCTCAGGGGTGTTTTCGTGCGCACTATTTCCGAAGAAGAAATCCGCAGCCTGAAGGGCGCAACCGAAGCCAGCTACAAGCTCGGCGGCGGTGTGACCGATTTTCCTCTGCTGACCCGCGTGAATGTCTCGACGCTGTCGAAGTATGCGAGCTTCAACGAGGAAAACAGCGAAGCCCTGATCCCGATCGATGTCGCCGTCGAGGCAGACCGCCGCGCGAAAAGCCCGGTCATCGTTGGTGCCATGGCGCGAAAGCTCGGTTTCAAGCTTGTCGTCGATGACGAGATGCAGCCAGAGGCCAGGCCCATCAATGAAAGCGACATGATGGACCTGATGTCGGAGTTTGCCGACGTCATTAAGGTTGTTCAGGAGGCAAAGCAGACCGGCACGCTCGGCACTGCTGCCGTGACCAAGCGCATCACCAAGGAAGTTCACGAGCTTATCCGTGAACTGAAGGACCTGATGGTGAATGCACCGCAGAGGCCGGACCGATGAGCCTCTGCATGGCCGAAACAAGCCGTTCGAAACTCGTCAAGGAAGCCCGCGCCGCGCGGGTTTTGGAGTTTTGGCACGCCGGTCGATCCACCCATGAAATCGCAACGGAGCTTGGCCTCGACGAGAACGAGGTCTGCCGCATTGTCGAGGAGGCAGGACATTGAAAACCAGTGAAAGCGCTCTGACCCTGACGCCGATATCGGACGCCGCGCGCGCGATGCTGCGCGATGTTCGCGCGGCTGGCAACAAGTGCACCATTCGCGCGTCGTTTCAGGCTCGCGCGTTGGCGGCCGAATTGAAAAAGGCCGGATACGTCCAGATCGACCAGAGCGGTTACGAGCTTCGGTTAACCGGAATGGGGCAGGCGTACCTCGATCGACTGATGAGGGCACACTGATGTCCGACGATTTCGATCCGTACGCAATTCATCAGCCAAAGCGCGCAGGCGAGCGCCCCGGAGACAAGCTGGAAAGCGAGCCGGTCGCAGCGTCGCACCTGCGTTCATTTATCGAGCGTATGGAGCGCCTGGCTGAAGAGAAGGAAGTCATCAAGGATGACGAAAAAGCGGTGATGGCCGAAGCGAAAGCCATGGGCTTCGACAACAAGGCCATCCGCGCCATTCTCCGCATCCGGAAGAAGGATCCGCAGAAGCTTGCCGAGGAGCTGTCGGTTCTGGATCTCTATCTCGTGGCCCTCGGCATGGATGAGGGGCTGCGATGACGATTCAGGGCGAGAGAAAACAGGCGGTCCTCGCGGAGGCCTGCGCTAACGGCAAATTCGATGTTGCCAGCGAAGCGGAACGCAAATCGGCGACCATCCTGCACATGGCTGGCTATCTGGCGCGGGATCCGAAGGTCTCCGGGCGTTTCTATCCGACGACTTCGGGATATGACGCGGCTGGCGTGGCGCAAAAAGTCGGCGCCGGGGTGGAGCGTAAGATCTCGTCAATCATCGTTGGCAAGCGTCTGCGGACGCTCGACGAGGATAAGGTTGCGGCGCTTATGGCGTCGATACCGGAGCATGGTCTGCGCAATCCGGTTTCGGTCTATGGATTAGAGACTGACGAGACTGTCGAGCTATCCGCTGGCGAGCACAGACTTGAGGCCATGCGTCGCCTCGGCAAGGAAACGGTGCCTTGTGTCCATTACCAGGGTGATGCGCTTGACCGCGAGCTTTGGGAAATCGACGAAAACTTGATCCGCAGCGATCTTACGCCAGCGGACCGGGCGCTATTCGTGTTTCGCCGCAAGGAAATTTATCTCCTGAAGCATCCGGAAACAGCAAACGGCGGTGACCGTCGATCAGATCGCCAAGTTGGCGAACTGAAATCGGCAGAGGTCAAGCGTTTCACGGCGGCGACGGCGGAAGCAACCGGACAATCCGAACGGGTCATCCAGCGCGACGCGGAGCGCGGCGAAAAGGTTTGTGAGCGCGCGCTTCGCATGCTCTCCGGCACGCCGCTGAATACAGGCTCGACACTTGACCGACTGAAACGGCTATCGCCAGAGGAGCAAATCGTCTGGATCGACGGCGCGTTGCGCGAGCGTCGTCGGGTTCAGGATGAAGCAAAGCAGATCCGCACGGAAACGATGAAGATCAACCGGACCGTGCGCAACGAGCTCGTCAGCGCCATTGCGTCCAAGGGCCGCGTTTCGCCTGGTGCGTTGCCTCGCGCTGCGTTCCCTGTCGGGTACGTCGACGCCCCCTGGCAGCAGGAGGCGTGGTCTGACGAAACGGGGCAGGATAAGGGCTTGATGTATCCCTCGATGCCTCTGGAAGAAATCATGGCGCTTTGCGCCGGCGACAATTCGCCATTCACGCCGGACGCCGTTCTTTTCTTCTGGGTGCCGATGAACCGGCTCGATGACGGTATTGCTGTCATGCGGGCGTGGGGCTTTGAGTTCGTCTCCGCGATCGTCTGGGACAAGATTGACATCGGCATGGGCCGATGGGTTCGCGATCGCGCGGAAATTCTCCTGATCGGCAAGCGTGGCAAGATCTCGCTCGCGCCAGAGATGGGAACGCAGCCGCCCAGCCTCTACGCCGAAAAGAAGGGCCCGCATAGCCGAAAGCCGGTCTGGTTCGCTGAGCAGATCGATCGGCTTTACCCGACATTGCCCAAGCTCGAAATGTTCCAGCGCCGCGAAAGCCTCGCTGATGGCGACGTGCGCCTGAACGGAAAGTGGGAGTTCTGGGGAAATCAGGCCGGTGCGCCGGAAGGCGGGGCGGCATGAACGCTTACGCGGGAAATCTCTTTGATCTTCGCCACTCTGTCGCGGTGCCCGCATTGGGTCCGAATGGTCCTTATATCATCGACAGCTTTGCAGGCGGCGGCGGCGCCTCGACTGGTATTGAGCAGGCACTCGGCCGGTCTCCTGACTACGCCATCAACCACAATGCAGCGGCTTTGGCGCTCCATGAGGCAAACCATCCTGAGACCATCCACCTCTCGGAAAACGTCTACAAGATCGACCCGTTGGACCATTTGCGCGGCAAGCATATTGGCCTCGCCTGGTTCTCTCCCGACTGCAAGCATTTCAGCAAGGCGAAGGGCGGGAAGCCGGTCGAACGAAACATTCGCGACTTGTGTTGGATCATTCCCGGCTGGATTGAGCGCATCCAGCAGAGCGGCGGCAAGGTCGATGTCGTCATCGTGGAGAATGTCGAGGAGTTTAAGGACTACGGCCCGCTGATTCAAACCGACAAGGGTTTGCGGCCCGATCCGGAGCGCAAAGGCCAGACCTACCAGAAATGGTGCAAGAAGCTGCGCCAGCTCGGCGCGAAAATGGAAAGCCGCGAGATCCGTGGACGCGATTACGGTGCCACGACGATCCGCAAGCGCCTCTTCGTCATCATGCGTTTCGACGGCCAGCCAATTGTTTGGCCGGAGAAGACGCACGGTGCGCCCGATGATGCTGAAGTTATCGCCGGACGTAAGCTTCCTTGGCCGATCATGGCAGATGAGATCGACTGGAGCCTGCCGTGCCCTTCGATCTTCGATACGTCTGCCGAGATCTGGGAAAAATTCGGTGTTCGGTCGGTGCGGCCGATTGCCGATGCCTCGCAAGCACGCGTTGCCCGTGGGTTTGATCGTTTCGTCCTGAAGGCCAAGAGGCCGTTTCTCGTCCAGATCGGCTATGGTGAGCGAGATGGGCAGGCGCCACGATGCATGAGCCTCGACGAGCCGCTTGGCACAGTCGTCGCCGGCGGCGTCAAACATGCGCTGATTTCCCCATCCGTCCAGCGGTTCAACACTGGTGCAACCGGTGTTGCCATGGACGATCAGCTGCCGACGATCACGGCAAACAGCTACATCAAGCGTCCCGGCGGTGCGGCACCGCTCGGCTTGCTGGCGCCGGTTCTGACCTATGCTCAGCAGGGCGGCGCTTGCCGTCCCGTGGATGGGCAGTCGCATACCATCACCGCCAGCAAAAAAGATCAGAATTCCGTTCTCGTCGGCTACATGGCGCAGGCCAACAATGACAGCCGGCGCGTGGGCGGTGTCAATCCGGGGCGCTCACTGGATGAGGCGCTGTCGACGGTCACCCAGACGGGCAGCCATCAGCAGCTTGTCTCCGCCTACATCGCGAGAGATTTCGGAACCTCGACAGGTCATAGCGTGCTTGAGCCTTCCGCAACGATTATGCCGGAAGGGCAGGGCAAGAGCCGTCTCATCATGCCTTATCTGCAATCCTACTACGGGACCGGCGATGGTGCCCGCGAGGATGACGCATGCCGCACGATCACGACGCGTGACCGCTTCGGACACATTGAAGCGACCGTGGATGTTCCGCCATTCACTGAAGCGCAGGCCGGTCGGGCACGGCAGGTTGCGGACTTCCTTCGGGCGCATTGTGTCTGGGACGAGCGCGAGTTCGTCACCATTGAAATCGACGGTGTCGTTTTCGTTGTTGTCGATATCGGCATGCGTATGCTCTCGCCGCGCGAGCTGTTCAACGCTCAGGGCTTCCCGCGCCACTATCAGATCGATGGGTACTTTGATCGGTTACAAGGCGATGCTCCGGTATGGGTCGCATTCTCGAAAGAAGTGCAGGTTTCTTGCGTGGGTAATAGTGTTTGTCCGCCGGTAGCGAAGGCGCTGGTCGCTGCGAACTGTGGCCACCTTGCAGTCACGGCGGTGGCAGCATGATTGCGATTATCCCGAGAATTGAGCAACTGGACGCGGCACGGACGCACGAGGAGCGGGCGGCCTGGCTGCTGACGTGCCCGCTCGACGTTCTCCTCTCCTGTGAAATGACCATCCGCAACCGGCTGCTGAACGCCCGGTTCCGCGAAGGCCTCGAATATCTCGAAATTGAACTGACGGATCTGCGGCGCGAGCGCGGCGCGGACGGCGATAAATCATTGCGCATGGAAGTGGGCGCAGCGCGTGGGCGTATGGAACGCATCGCGCTGGGGCTTCCGGCTGCGCGCTATTAAGGGGAAGGGGCAGATGAACGAGCCAAGACTATCGATCATTCCCGGCTGGATCATCGCGGATCCGCGGCTGAAGGGAAAAGACCTGCAAGTGCTGTGCATGCTTGGGCGCAATGCCAACACGCGCCACGGCTGGTGCCGTCGCAGCCAGGTCAAACTTGCGCAGGCGCTCAATTGCTCTCGCTCGACGGTGCAGTCCGCGATCGCGCGCCTGGTGGAAATCGGTGCTGTCGAGCGCCGCGAGGTCATAAGCCAGAACGGGCGCGACAGCGCGCACTGGTACCGTGTGATCTACGATTCCGCAGTTGAAAGCTCTGCATTTGATGCATGGGACGATGAGGACGAAAAGGAATTTGATCCTAATTCGGAGTTCCGTGACGAGGCACCCCCTGCCGGTATATCGGCACCCCCTGCCTACCCAGAGTCGGCACCCCCTGCCTGTTCTGGACCGGCACCTATTAACGCCTCTCCTTTAACGCCTCCTGATGAACGAAAAGAGAGAGAGACGCCTGCCGGCGCGGCTGGAAGGATTGAGGAAGAAAATCCGAAAGCCGTGGAAGCTGCGTTCAAGCGGTTCTTCATCGGTTGGAAAACGGCGATCAGCGACAGCGAGCCGGAAGCTCGGAAGGAATGGATGTCGCTTTCGCCTGATGAGCGTGGGTTGGCGCTGGAGCATTCGGAGGCGTATCAGGCTGCAGCGCTGTCGATCGGCCGGAAACACCTTTGCTCGGCGGCAAAGTACCTGAAGGAACAACGCTGGACGAAGCTCTCCCAGCCCAAGCCGGTATCTCCTCAGGCCGAAAGCTCGGAAACCTTCACCGTGTTCTCGCGAGCTGGGCGCGCCATGCTGATGTCAAAGCTGCTCCAGCCTATTCGGGCGTTGTCGCTCACGCCGCTTGAACAGAATATCGTCGATCAGAAGCCCGAAAAAAGCGACCTAATCTGGCGCGACAAGAAGGAAAAGCAGGGCTGGCCTGAGGCCGTGCAGCTCATCGAGCGCAGGCGCTTCACAGTGATGAATCGGATTATCGAGATCAGTAAAGATTTCGAGAAGGTCGCCGTTGGCGGCGAGGTTTGGGAAGCATGGAAACGCGCCTATGCAGAGCGCTGCTGGCCGTGGCCTGTTGCTCCTGAGGTGTTGGAGTTCGTGCAGTTCCCGCCATTGCCTGCCAATATTATCGACCTCGACGAGGCCGTGTTCGTCGCAATCGAAAACTTCAAATATAGACTGAACGAGGGACGGAACGATGATGCAGCATAAGTTTGAAGGCATTTCCGGAGTGTCCCTCAAAGGGCTTATGAAGCTGGACAAGATCGCCCAGGAGGCCGCAAGGGTCGCTCATGAGCGCGAATCGGCATCGAAACAGAGGGCGCTTACCGTGTCTGATTCGGCTTGGGTGATAGCGCGCGTCGAGTATGGGCGGGAAAAGGTTGTTGAAAGTGCTATGATCGAAGCCGGTATCGAGGCCTGTGTCATCATGCGGATGGGGCCGGAGAGGAAGCGCCGATATAAGATTTTGCCATCAAAGCCGACGCCGGTTTTCAATGGGATCGTGTTCGTTTTCTGCGTTGCAGATGCTCATGCGCTTCGGGGTGTTCTTACCTTTGATCACGTCAAGAACATCATCATGTCGGGTGAGGTTGCGGTTAAGATCGATCCGGAAACGATAAACCACTTCAAGGAGTTGGCTGCGCAAGGTGAGTATGATTACAATCGCCGATCCGATGCGATCAAAAGGGGTGACAAAGTCAAGATCACGAGCGGACCATTCGTCGGTTACGAGGTCACGGTTGACGCGTTTGGCGAGGGTGGACAGGGCGACGCGGTAGTAACTATCACCATCTTCGGGAAACCTACCGTCTTCAATATGCCTCTTGTCATGCTCGAAAAAGTGTGAGTACAAATGCGCATGGTCGATCCGGTTCTTAGCGGGCTTTAGCTCTAGCGCCCGGACCCAGCCCTGACAGTCTCCCAAGCGAGACACCGATTCAGGGTCAGTGCTACAGCTATGCGACGAGAATGACAGGGCGGCCAGACGGTCGCCTTTTTGCATTGTGGGTATGGGCAGACTTACCACTCTCAAATCACGGATCGGCAAGCTGCCGCCTCGTCTCGGGCCAATGCCTGGTGATGAGCAGGAGCGGAACCGCAACAGGCAGACGGTAGAGCCGTGGCGTAAGTGGTATCAGCTGGCAGAGTGGAGGCGGCTGCGCATCCAGACATTCACCCGAGATCACTTCACCTGTCAGATGGCAGGATGTGGAAGGATCGAGGGCGACACCTCGAAACTGATCTGCGACCACATCACGCCTCACAAGGGTGACCGCGATCTGTTCTTCGATGCGCAGAACCTACAGACGTTGTGCAAGCCATGCCACGATACAGTGAAACAACGAGAGGAGCGGTCGCGAAACCGCTTCTAGGATTACCCGCCCGCCTCGCTCTGGGCAGATGCCTGTGAATGACCGATGGTTTGAGCCTAGCAGTTCAACGGTCGCCATCGCCATGGCAGGATTGGGCAGCCCTTGGGCAAGGCACACTTAGGCCTGCTGACCGCTTGCGTTGGGTGGCAGGGACACGCCGGAAGCGCGGGATGCGCGGTCAACCTTGCGAGAGCGATTAGGGACACGGGATCAACGTGGGCGGAGGAAGCAAGCGGCACCTTCAGTCGATAGGGGGGGGCGGTCAAAAGTTTGGAAAGCCGCCTCCCTCCGCACCCGCGCCCCCCTCACGTAGAGATTTTTTTCTGATGAGCGATGATTTTGACCTGTTTGGCCAGCCGATTCCGGACTGGCAGGGAAAGCGCGGACGGCCACCTTACGAGCCTACCGAAAAAGACCGCAATAAAATCAAGCTCTTGTTGGCGCTTGGTTGGTCAATTGAGCGGATGGCCAACGGCATTGGCGTCTCTCCCGCCACTCTGAAGCGGTATTTTAGAGCCGAGTTGAAAGAGCGCTGGAAGATGCGTGATCGGCTGGATGCGCGACGCTACGAAATCGCGATGGAGCAGGCGAATGCCGGAAACGTCGCTGCGCTGAAAGAGCTGGGCAAGATGATCGAGAGGTCGGACACGACGCTTGCCAATGCGAGGATAGCCGATGCTCAGGCAGACAAGGCCGCAAAGGAAAAGGTCGGGAAGAAGGAGGCGGCGAAAGAGGCCGCCAAATCGGCTGGCGAGGGAAGTGGCTGGGGTAACGATCTCTTGCCGGGCGTAGGAAGGGTGCAGTGATGGATACAGCTTGGGTTCCGGCATCGACCTGGTCTACGGCAGTGCCAGACTGGAAAGACCGGATCCGCAAAAAGCTCTCCCTGATTCCTGACCTTCCGCTATATGACGCTGTCGCCGAAAAGGCGCTCCGAATTTTCAAGCGCCTGCGGGTTCCTGACATCATCGGAAATCCGACATACGGCGAAGCGTGTGATGACTGGGTCTTTGACTTCGTCCGCGTCATCTTCGGCAGCTACGATCCAGAAACGAAGCGCAGGGCACTGCGCGAATTCTTCCTGCTCGTGCCGAAGAAAAACGGCAAGTCCTCGATCGCAGCAGCGATCATCATCACCGCTGCAATCATGAACGAGCGTCCGGAAGCGGAATTGCTGCTGATTGCACCGACGAAGACGATTGCCGAGATCTCGTTCAAGCAAGCTGTCGGCATCATTCGGCTGGACAACGAGCTCACCAAGCTCTTCCAGCCGCAGGACCACATCAAGAAGATCACCAATCTTCGGACGCTGGCGATCATTCAGGTCAAAGCAGCAGCAGCGGACGTCATTACCGGATCTAAAGCCACCTATATCCTGATCGACGAAACGCACGTTTTTTCGACCATATCCAAGGCCGCCGATATCTTCGTTGAAATCCGTGGTTCCTTGGCGGCTCGCCCTGATGGCTTCCTGCTTCAGATTACCACGCAATCGAAATCGCCACCGGCTGGCGTCTTCAAAGCTGAACTGCAGAAGGCGCGAGACGTCCGCGACGGCAAGTTTGAGTTTCCTATGCTCGCCGTCCTTTACGAGCTGCCGGCTGAAGACGCCGTGGACGGTGGATGGATGCGCCGCGAGACTTGGGGATTGGTCAATCCGAACCTCAATCGCTCGGTTAACGAGGACTACCTTGCAGGCGAGATAGCAACCGCGCAGCGTGAGGGGCCGGAAAAGCTGGCGCTGATCGCTTCGCAGCACTTCAATGTTGAGGTCGGCCTCGGGCTTCATGCTGATCGTTGGCCGGGTGCCACATACTGGTTAGGTGCCGCCTATCCCGGCGCGACGCTGGAAACGATCTTTGACGAGTGCGATGTGGCTGTGTGCGGCATCGATGGCGGCGGCCTTGATGACCTGATGTCTCTTGTCGTCATTGGTCGCCATCGCGAGACAAGGAACTGGATCGCATGGGGCAAGGCGTGGGCGCACGAGGATGTTTTCGAGCGCCGTAAGGAAATCGCCCCACGCCTCCGTGACTTCGAACGAGACCGCGACCTTGTTGTCTGCAATGCAAATTCTGACATCGATGCGGACATCACCGAAATCGCTGATATCTGCGAACGGCTTTTCGATGCCGGGCTTCTGCCGAAGAAAGCCGGGATCGGGCTCGATGCATATGGTGTTGCGAGTTTGCTCGATGCACTCGCTGAACGGGGCATGACGGGCGATTTGCTGATGGCTGTAGGGCAGGGTTGGAAACTGCAGTCGGCAATCACAACCGTTCCCCGCAAGCTGAAGGACCGAACGATGCTTCATTGCGGCCAACCCATCATGGGTTGGTGCGTAGGCAACGCCAAGACCGAACTGAAGGGGTCCAATTACATCGTCACGAAACAGGCGGCCGGAGCGTCGAAAATCGACATGCTCATGGCGCTGTTCAACGCGGCAATGCTGATGTTCCTCAATCCTGAACCGGCGGGTACGTCCGTCTACGAAACACGTGGCCTATTGATGGTGTGACGGATGAATTTCCTTGATCGTCTGTTCGGTTCGTCCGCCACGGCGGCGCGACCGGCTGCGGCTGTGCCGCTCGTTCCTCTCGCTGAAAAGCAGCCGGATCTCTCTGTGATGGCTGCTGCGGAGACCGGGACGTTCTATGACATGAACGATCCCCGCTTTCTGGAGTTCATTCGAGGGGGGTATAGCGGACTGACGGAATCCGGCGTGACCGTCAGCGTTCGGGCCGCGATGAAAAACACCACCGTTCTGCGGTGCGTCGCTCTGATCTCTTTTGCAATTGGCACATTGCCGCTGCATCTTCGGAACAAGCAGACCAAGGAAAAGGCTGAAGATCATCCGCTTTTCCGGATTCTGCATCGCAAGCCGAATGCTTGGCAGACGGCCTTTGAGTTTCGGTCCCTCGTCCAGCAGCGTGCACTCGTCGAAGGCGACGGCTACGCGATGATCGTTCGCAGCGGCAACAAGATATTGCAGCTCGTGCCGCTCGCCAGTGACAGGGTTACGCCCAGGCAGAAAAACGACTGGTCGCTTGAATATGTCTACAATCGTCCAGATGGCGGGCAATTGGTGCTTCCCCAGACGGACATGTTTCATCTGCGTTACGGCCTGTCGGAAGACGGTATTCATGGTCTTTCGCTGGTCAAGCAAGCCGCTGAAGCAATCGGGCTGGCACTGCAAACGGAGAGAGCGGCGGCGCGGCTATTTCGGAATGGTATGCTTGTCGGGGGGATGATGTCCGTTAAGGACAAGCTTTCTCCGGAAGCTTTCGCCCGCCTGCGCGATCAGATGGATGCCCGTGAGGGAACCGAAAATGCTCATAAGTGGATCATTGGCGAAGAAGGTCTTGAGGCCAAGCCGTTTTCCCAGAGCGGGCGCGACAGCCAGCATATCGAGCAACGGAAATTCCAATCCGAGGAGATATCACGCCCGTTCGGTGTTCCCCGTCCGCTCCTTAATCTCGATGAGACAAACTGGGGGACGGGGATTGATGTCCTAGGGCAATTCTTCGTCCGGTTTGGCCTTAATCCGTGGTTTGAGGCTTGGCAGCAGGCGATAGAAAGAACCTGCCTCACAGAAAAGGAAGCGGACGTCTATGAGGCAAAATTCAACGAAGGCGCTTTCCTTCGTGGGTCCATGAAAGACCAGGCCGAATTCTTCGCCAAGGCGCTTGGCTCTGGCGGTCATCAGCCGTGGATGGATTGTGAGGAGGTCCGCGAAACGATGGACCTCCCCGAAAAAGATATCGCACCGAACCCCTTAGCCACCAACAATAGGAGCGGCAGCAATGAGCCTGCGTCAACTTCCCGCGCTCAAAGCTGAGCGCTTGCCGACCGTCTGCGCTTTTGAGACGGACGCCGATGCGCTCGATCGCTGGAACGCCGGTATTATGGCGGCCCAGCAGACCGGCGAAAACACGATCTCCATCCTTGATGTGATCGGAGAGGATTTCTGGACGGGCGGCGGCGTGACGTCCAAGCGGGTTGCCGCCGCGCTGCGCGCCATAGGCGATCAGGATGTGTTCGTTGACCTCAATTCGCCGGGTGGCGATTTCTTTGAGGGCGTCGCGATTTACAATGCCCTTCGTGCTCACCCACGGAAGGTGACTGTTCGCATCCTCGGGTTGGCCGCCTCGGCTGCGTCCGTCATCGCCATGGCGGGCGACGAGATCCAGATCGGCAAAGCTGGCTTCCTGATGGTCCATAACGCCTGGGTGATTGCGGCAGGGAACCGCCACGATCTGGCCGAGGCAGCAAAGACCATGGAGCCTTTCGATGACGCCATGGCGACCGTCTACTCAGAGCGGGCCGGGGTGAAGAAAACCAAAGCAGCGGAGTGGATGGACAATGAAACATGGTTCAATGGTGAGCAGGCCGTTTCCGAGGGGCTCGCAGACGGCTACCTCCCAGCCGATCAAGTCACCGAAGACAAAACCCGCGCCAGCGCCGCACAACCCGTCAACGCGACGCGGCGTGTCGAAGCCTTGCTAGCCAAGGCTGGAGTTTCCCGTGATGAGCGCCGTAGCCTCATCGGCGGGATCAAGGACCCATCTGCCGTAGCGATGGGTTCGCGTCCTGCCGTAGCGGACGCCGACGAAATAAAGGCGGCACTTGCTCGCCTGACAGCAACAATCGAAACCTGAGCGGAGAAATCCCATGAAAACGAAATTCTTTGCAGCGGCGCTCTGCGCGTTGCTGATCGTCGGTGCATGCGCGGTGGTTGGTCTTTATGCTGACGCTATCCACCTTGCCGCAAATGCTCCGTCCGCCACTCACACCGCGATTGCGATGGGCATCATCTTGCCTGGTCTGCCGCAGGGCAAGCCGCGCGGTATTATGTCCGTTCGTGCCGAAGTCCCGACCGATGTGAAGGCGGCTATCGAAGCAGTCAACCGCGCATTCGAAACCTTCAAATCTGCGCACTCGGACAAGGAAAAGGAACTCCTCAAGCGCTTCGACGATGTCGTGACGACCGAGAAACTTGAGCGAGTCAACTCCAGCGTTTCCGAGCTTCAGGCGGCGGTCGATCAGGCAAATGCGAAGCTTGCAGCAATTGCTGCTGGCGCCGGCTCTGGCGGCGAAGGAAAGGTAAAGGATCAGGAATACACCGATGCTTTCCGTGCTCACTTCCGCAAGGGCGATGTCCAGGCGGCGTTGAACAAGGGTGCCGACGATGAAGGCGGCTACCTCGCGCCGGTTGAATGGGACCGCACCATCACGAGCGAGCTGATCCAGATTTCGCCGATGCGTCAGATCGCCCAGATCCAGCAGATCTCTGGCGCCGGCTTTACCCGGTTGCTGGCAGATCGCGGGACCGGTTCTGGCTGGGTTGGCGAAACCGCCGCCCGTCCGCAAACCTCGACTCCGAAGTTCAGTCCGCTGACGTTCCGTCCGGGCGAAATCTACGCCAACCCGGCCGCCACACAGCAGATGCTGGACGATGCGGAAATCAATCTCGAACAGTGGATGGCGGGCGAAGTCCAGACAGAGTTTGCGTATCAGGAAGGGCTTGCGTACGCCGCCGGCGACGGCACCAACAAGCCGCGCGGCTTCCTCACCTACATCGACGGCGGCGCCAGTGATGACCATCATCCCTGGGGTAATATCCCTGTCCTCGACGCTGCTGCTGCCGGGGCAATCGCCTCTGATGAGATCCTTGATCTCATCTATGATCTGCCGAGCGAGTACACCCAGAATGCCCGATTCATCATGAACCGGTCCACTCAGGGTAAAATCCGCAAGCTGAAGGACGGTAACGGAAACTACCTGTGGCAGCCGTCCGCCGTCGCTGGCCAGCCTTCCTCCCTGTTCGGATATCCGCTCACGGAAATGGCGTCCATGCCCGACGTTGCAACCGGTGCCATCCCGGTTGCTTTCGGTGATTTCCGCCGCGGCTATCTGATCGTCGATCGCGTCGGCGTGCGCGTCCTGCGAGATCCCTACACCAACAAGCCTTACGTGCACTTCTACACCACGAAGCGTGTTGGCGGCGGCGTACAGGATCCGACGGTTCTTCGCCTGCTGAAAATGGCCTGATCAAACTCTTGAATGCGCAGGAGGTGGCGTGCTGCCGCCTCCATCACCAAAGGATAGAGCGATGACGAAGAAATCCGATGCGCCCCAGACGGGCGGCGAAACTACCTCTGCCACGAAAGAACTCGATGCATCTGGCGCCGCAGCCGCTGTCGTTGAGGGTGCCTCTGGCGCGATTACGGATGCTGCGACTGTGGCCAGCATCGATACGGAGCATCCTTCCATTGACGGTAAGCCGCGTGAAGGAACGACGGTCGACCAGAACGCCAGGCACATGAACGACCCCAGTCGCCGTAAGCCGAATGATCGTGACTTTGTGGGGCAGGGGCTCGACCCAACGCCATACGGCAAGACCGCCGAACCTTCGAAGAAAAAGAAGAAGTGACTTCGGCTGATCAAGGTGGGCGGCGCGCCGCCCACTCTATCAACCGAGGATTCTTTGATGTATCGCCCGCTTCGTGTGACGGCACCTGCCGTCCTTCCAGTTACGCTCGATGAGATGAAGATTGCTCTTCGCATTGCTGAACGTGACGCCGAAGACAATGTCATGCCGCATGAGGATGACGGCATGATCGAGAATGAGATCCAGTCGGCCGTGGGTCACTACGAGGGCTGGACGGGCATTCTTGGCATCGTGCTTTCAGAACAGACGTGGCGCCAGTCTTTCGACGGGTTTTCAGGTTGCCTGAAGCTGCCGCTTGGGCCGGTATCGTCTATTGCGGCGGCACGGTATCGAAATGCCGCAGGACAAATGTCGACGATCGCTGCAAACGAATACGCGCTCGATGTCAGCGCGTCGGGCGAGGCCTCGATACGGTTTCGAAACGCGTATCAGCGACCGACTGATCTCTATGAGCGGGCGGCTTTGCAGGTCGATTACGTGGCCGGATGGCCGGTGGTTGACGGCAAAAGTACCGTCCCGGCCGATATAAAGACGGCAATCAAGATCCGCGTTCAGCTTGCCTATGACGAGGGGGCGCGCGCCGGGGCGGAAAATCTCAGCCGGGTAGAAGATGCCCTGATCGGCAAATATCGAAGGTTTTCGTTATGACCACAGCGCAGGAGCTGGATCGATCGATTGCTGTCGAGCGGTCCACCGAAACCGAAAACGAATTTAACGAACCCGTGGTGACGTGGTCCGTTTTCGTAAAGGTGCGGGCAAAGCGACGCGATGCCAGTGACGGCGAGAAGGTTTCCGCCGGTCAGCTGGGCGCCACGCTCATGAGCCGCTTTGTCATACGCTCCAGCGCGATGACCAGAAAGCTTTTGCCGACTGATCGCATCCGCCACGATGAAAGGCTCTGGAATATTCTTGGCATCAAACAGGCCGATGAGGGGCGAGATCGCTTCCTTGAGATTACCGCGATCACGAGTGTGGATTAATGGCAAAGCAGACAGTGACCATAGACGGCCTGAAGGAGCTTGATCAGGCTCTCTCTGCTCTCCCTCGATCAATCGGAAAGAAGGTCGCTCGGGATGTCTTGCGGGATGCTGCGGAGCCGATGGCGCGCGCCGCCAGACAGCTTGCGCCACGTGATGAGTATCATCTTTACGACAGTATCGATGTCTCGACACGGCTGAATTCTCGTCAGCGCTCTCTGCACCGTGAGGACGCGACGCCGACGTTTCAGGAAATGTTCGTCGGCACCAACAATCCCGCCGGCGTGCAGCAGGAGTTTGGTAATGAGCGTCACGGAGCTCAACCATTCATGCGCCCCGCGTGGGACGCGGAGAAAACGCCGACGTTGAACCGCATCGCCAATTCTCTCTGGTTTCACATCGAGAAGGCGGCACGCCGACTGGCCCGAAAGAAGTAGGGAAATCCCCATGCAGGAACTTTTGACAAGCCTGCTGGCGCCTGTCGCTGGCGGAAGGCGATATTGGGTGCGCGCTCCTCAAAAGGCCGCGCGGCCTTACGTCCTGCTTCAGGTGATCAGTTCACCGCCGAATTATCACATGCGGGGTGCGTCCGGTTACGTTCCGATCCGCGTCCAGATCGACGCTTACGCAAACACCTATACCGAGGTGACTGCCATTTCGCGGCAGATCAAGGGGATACTCTCCGGCTATTCCTCGGGTCCTATACAGGCGGTCTTTATCGAGAGTGAGAGAGACCTTCCTGCCGCAGATGCGGGAGACGTCAATAATCTCTTTCGCAATTCCATCGACGTTACCATCCACTATGGAGAACCAACATGACCGACGCCCGCATTGGCTATGGGACAATTTATGAGATCTGGGACAAAAGCTTGGGCGTTCCGGCCTTTGTCGAGGTCGCCGAAGTCATCAACGTGACGCCCGGCGAAGCAACTGCCGATCGCGTCGATGCGACCCACATGCAGAGCCCGAACCGTCGCCGTGAGTATATCTCCGGCCTGATCGACAACGGCGAAGCTTCCTTCGAAATTAACTGGGTTCCTGGCAGTGATACCGATGTGCTGTTGCGCGAACTCTTCGAGTCCGGCGAGAACATCAATCACCGTATCACGTTCCCCGGCGCCGCCCCGCGCGTCACTGTCACTTACGAGGCAAGCATCATCGGGTTTTCGAAAGCGATTCCGATTGATGACCGGATGACTGCAACCATCACGGTCGCGGTTTCCGGCGCCGAGACATGGGGGACGGCAGCGTAATGGCAAACGACATCAAAGGTGAAGTTGGCTTTAAGGCGCTCGGCAAAGACTGGACAATGAAGCTTGGAAACGGCGCTGTTCGTCATGTTGAGAATGAGACCGGCAAAACTTTCCCCCAGATCGGCAAGGAGCTTTCTAACGAAGGTACGGCGTCGATCTCACTCCTGACGCAAGTGTTCCATGCGTCGCTCGTTCGTCATCACCCTGAAGCCACGATCGAGGATTGTGACGACATCATTGACGAGATCGGTCACGAGGAGGCGGGAACGCTGATCGGCAAAGCGTTTGAGCTGATGCAGCCAAAGGCGCCGAAGGGCGGTGACACCCGCCCCAAGACGGCGACGGCTGGGTAAACTGGCCGTCGCTGATATCGGCATGGATTGAGGCCGGGCAACCCTACGAGCTCTTCTGGGATGTGACGCTTTATGAGGTCAGCCTCATTATAGAGGGTGTCACCAATGGACGTAAGCGAGAGCGAGATGAGCTGCTGTTTTTGGCCTGGCATACTGCTTACCTCACGGCCTACGCTCCTGAAAAATCCAGCGCCTTCACGAAGCTCGAAAAGCTGCTGGGCGATCCTCCCGCCCCAACCGGCCGGCAGATGACGCCTGAGCAAATCGAGGCCGTTGTGCGGGGCTGGCTAGGCTCAAGATCCGGAGCAGGACGCCATGGCAAAGTCAAAAATGTTGGCGGCACCAATCGATGAGAACTTTCCTTGCTTCTCGTCAAGGCGGTAAGAAACATCTGATGTGGCGTTTTTGAAAAGCGTGAAAAAGCTCTCGGATTCTGATCCAGAAAGTTGATAGCGCCGTCCGAGAAAGGCTGTCGGCCCTACGGTAAACGTCACATCTATGGTGCTGCTCTCCGACCGGAAGCTCATTTTCTTAGGTTCGTTACCCACGGAAAATGATTCGTTCAGTATGGGGACCAGTGAACCGGTCCTTCCGCATGAGACCACGAGGCTTACTCCACCTACCGTTTGCCCGCCCTCGGCCATAATCCCGACGGGGAAGGTCTTGCCGTCGAAAGTCGTCCTGCGGAATGACACGCCCCAACCTTGTTCGCTCTCCTGCCCAAATACGGGATTGGCAATCAATAGTACCGCCATCGCTACGATGCGCTTCATGCTCCGGTCCCCCTTTACGCGATCCAGCGAAAATAGACGGTTTTCGCAGAAAAGGTAGTCTCTATGGCAAACGCTGTCATCGGCGCGCTTCGCGTCAACCTTGGCCTGAACACTGCCGAGTTTGAAAACAGTGCAAATCGCGCCCGCGCCCAAACCAGCAAGTTCGGGGCCGCTATCAAGACGGCGTTCGTCGGCGCGGCGGCGGCAGCTGCCGGCGCTCTCTCTGGCCTGGCTGTTGCCTTGGGAAGCACACTCGGCGCTGTCGACGATATTGCGAAGCGCGCCCAGATCTCGAATACGACATTCGAAGATTTCCAGCGTCTCGCATTTGCCGCCCGCTCGGTCGGTATCGAGGGAGACAAGCTTGCCGACATCTTCAAGGATGTGAATGATCGCATCGGCGACTTTAATCAGACCGGCGGCGGTCCGATGAAGGACTTCTTCGAAAATATCGCCCCGAAGGTCGGCTTGACCGCAGATGCATTCAAAAACCTGTCTGGTCCGCAGGCTCTGCAGCTCTATTACGACAGTCTTAAGAAGGCTGGCGCAAATCAGCAGCAGATGACCTTCTATCTTGAGGCTATGGCGTCCGACGCTACGGCTCTTATCCCGCTCTTGGAAAAGGGCGGCGAAGGATTCCGCAAGCTCGGGGAGGGTGCTTCCGTCATCTCGAAAGAGACCGGGGACAAGCTGCGTGCGTTCAACCAGTCCATGCGCGATGTTGGCCAGGCCATTAGCGATGTGGCGCTTGCCGCTGTCGCTTCGCTCGCGCCAGCTCTTGTGATTGTTGGTAATGGCCTGAACACGTTTTCGAACGCCATTCGTGGCTTGATCCAGTATCTTCCGACTGTGGCCGAATATGCGGCGGTAGCCGGCGGGGCGCTCGCCCTGATGTTTGCGCCTGCAATTCTGTCCGCTGTTGGCAGCCTGATCGTGGCGATTGGATCCGGGCTCGTTGGCGCGGTGCAGCTATTGACGGCTGCAATTGCTGCAAACCCGTTGGGTGCGCTCGCGATTGGCCTCGCGGCCGCTGTGGTCGCGGTCTACCATTTCCGCGACGAAATTCAGAAGGCGATAGGCACTGATGTGGTGCAGATCGCAAAGGACGCTGCGAACTTTGTCATAGGTTCGTTTGTTGCGGCGTTCGAAGATATCAAGTTCGTCTGGCAGGCATTCCCGAACATCATCGGTTCTGCCGTCATCGGCGCTGCCAACCTCGTCATCAAGGTTGTAAATGACATGGTCAACGGCGCGAAAATGGCCGTGAACGATCTGATTTCCGCCGTCAACAATATTCCGGGCGTCAGCATTGATGCGTTGGCGACAGACGGCAAGGCGGTCAAAGAGATCGCCAATCCGTACTCCAAGGCGCTGTCCAGTGCTGTCGATCAGCGCAACGCTGCTGTGAGTGCAGCGCTAAAGCGGGACTACATCGGCGAACTCGGTAAGGCCTTCGAGGCTTCTACGCCAGCCGCTGTGAACTTCGGAAAGGCGATGAGTGGCGTCAACAAGGAGCTGGCTGCGGGATCCGGTGATAAAAAGAAGAAGGGCGGAAAGTCGGAAGCTGAAAAATATTCCGACATCGTCGATCGGGCCAACCGCCATATTGCCAGCCTGAAAGCTGAGCAGGAGGCTATCGGCATGACGGAGGAAGCGGCTGCCGCACTTCGGTATGAAACCGATCTTCTTAACCAGGCCCAGCAGCGCGGTATCAATCTGTCCGCATCCCAAAAGGTCGAGCTGTCCGGCCTCGCGCAGGCGATGGCCTCGATCGAGGTTGCCACCGAAAAAATGCGTGACGCCTTGGATTTTGCCAAGGATGCCACGAACGGGTTCCTTTCCGATTTCCGTCAGGGCTTGGCGAACGGCGAGGGCGTCTGGAAGTCATTTGGTAATGCGGCCATGAACGTCCTCAACAAGATCATTGACAAGATCCAGACGGAATTTGTCGATGCTCTGTTTTCTGCAAACAGTATCCTTGGGGGCGGGGGCAAGGGTGGCGGTGGTCTTTTCGGCGGGCTGTTTGGAGGCCTCGGAAAAATCTTCGGGTTCGCGCGCGGCGGTACCATCCTTCCCGGTGGCGCTGGCGGCATCGACAGCCAGCTCGTCATGTTCCGCAAGTCGCCAAATGAGCGCGTGGATATAACCAAACCCGGCCAGACGCTTGCCGCCAACTCTGGCGGTTTAGCGCGCGTTATCGTGGGCGTCGACCCGAAGAACGGCAGTATTCAGCCTTACGTCGACAACAGCATTCATCAGGCGGCGCCCGGTATTCAGTCGGGCGCTGTGGCGCAGGCAAACCGTATGGCGCCCGGCGCGGTTGCCTCCTATCAGGCAAGCAGGGGTGGAGGAGATTGGCGAAATGGCTGATATTCTGGTCTGGCCACAAGACTTGCTAACGCCTCTGGCCTGCTACCCGAATATGGTGCCGTTCTCTCGCTCCGGCGGCCGCACACTTGGCGGCATTGAGACCGCGACTAGAACCGATCTAGGGTTTTGGTCTATCGAGCTGGCTGATGTCCCGGTGCACTCTCCTGCGCAACGCCGGACATGGCTGGCGATCCGGAGGGCGCTCGGTGGGCGTCCAGGGTTGGTAGCTGTGCCCGCATGGTCGCATGATGTCGCGCCGTTCGCATCCGGCAAGTTTGAGCCCGAAATTCTGACCGTACATGCTGACGAGGCCGCATTTTCTGATGGCAGCGAGTACGTTCAGGGAGCGATATCGATCCGGAGCGTTGGTGTGACGGGTATCGGTCAAACCATAGTGCGGCTCCGTGTCATTCACGGATCGCTCGATCTGTCAGGCGTCAGGTTCTCGTATGGGCACGCCCTCTATGAAACCGGCCCCTTGCTCGATCTTGATGGGGATGTCGCCACGGTCTCCATCTGGCCGACTGTCAGGGCTACGATCCCCGCAGACGCGGAACTGGAGTTCGACAGGCCGACTTGCCTTTGTCACCTCGCCTCGGACGATCAGCTTGCGGCCGGTGTCGATGCTATCCAGTTTGAGCGTCGATCGGTGCAGTTCGTCGAAGCGACAGACTATTGGTATATGCTTGCGAAAGGGCTCATCTGATGGCTTCGCTTCGCATCCTTTGCGATATCATGTTGCCGAATGACACGGTACGTCTCTGGGATGGATCCGGTGGCATGTACATTGATCAGGACGGCAATATCTACCGCGCTGCGCAGTTTACCGATGACGCGCTTCAGTCGATAGAGGCGGCGATCAACGGCATAGCATTTACCCTTTCGCTGTCGCTCACCAATGTCAGCGCCTCGGCAGGTGACGCTATATGGGACTATGACGAGGCCACAAACATATCCGGGTCGCCGTTCATCCTGAAGCTTCAGGAGATTGATGACGCGGAGCAGCCTGTCGGATCGGCGGACGTCAAATTTACCGGCACCATCGACAACCTCGATGTTACCGATCAGGTGAGTGGTGAGGAATCGACCTCCATCGTGACCATTGAGGTCGTCAACGCCTTCACGCTGCGGACAAGCTCACACGGCGGCGTTTTATCGGACGTCGACCAGAAGGCTCGATCTGCGCGGTTAAATCCTGCAGCACCGCCGGACCGGATTTGCGAGCGCATACCCGGTCTTCGCGACAAGACGATCAGATGGCCGAACTGGTGAAGGAGAAAGACATGATAAGTGATGTTGGTCACTGGTCGATGCAGTTCGATCAAGCTAGTGGGCCGCAAAGAGCATCTGGAAACCTTTTTTTATGGCTTCGGATGCAGCAGCAACCTGCTGCTGTGTTTTTCCCGGCGCTGGGAAAACAAACTGACCGCGCGAGCCATCAGAAAACTCCATCCACAACGTAAGCGCTCCGTCTGAGGGGATGGCGTTTATGCCGGTCGGATGATGGACGCCGCCGGGGTCGTCAAGTGTCGGTCCCGCCGCTGCGTCCATTAATACCGCGAATATGGCGTCGATGGCCTCCATACGTAATGTAATCGGTCCAGAACCGTCTTCAATTTCGACTGTCTGATTGTTTGCGTCAAACTTTACAGTCGGCCCCATTGTCACCCTCCTGTTGAGGGGCGCAGGAAATCACAACCTCAACCAAGAGTCGAGTCATGGAAGAGCACCTCAGGGCCTTCCTGGAATCCAACGCGTGCGAGGCGTGGACGCCGGGGGACAAGGTCGATTGCTGCCTTGCTCTTGCCGAGTGGGCGATCTGGCTCGGTTATCCCGATCCAGCGGCGCATTTGCGTGGTGCGTATCAGCCCGGGCAGGGGCAGATAGACATCCTCGCAGAGCGCGGCGGAGCAATTGCGCTGGTAAAAAGCTGCGCCGAGTCTCTGGGTCTTTCGGGCACGGACGCACCGCAGGTTGGCGATATCGGCGTTGTCGGTAGCGCTTACAACATCACAAGACAATTTGGCGTCATCCATGATGGTGCGGGCTGGCTGACCAGAACGCCCCGCGGATTCACGCGTGTAGCCGCAAAGACCTTGGCGGCCTGGAGACTGTAGTGGGCATTATCGAATCCTTGGCGCTCATGGTTGTTGCGGCTATCGGTCCGACAACCGTGCTTGCCTCAAACCTGCTCTATCTCGGCACCATGGCCGCGATCTATGGCGGCATTGCTTACGCCGCGTCTGCGTTCACGCAAAAGCCATCAGTACCGAAGCCGGAGGATGGCTCCTATAACCTCAAGCAGAACGTGCCCCCACTGGCGATCGTGCTAGGGCGCGTAAAAAAGGGCGGCGACTACCTTTTTCTCGAAGAGGCGGGTGGAACAGCGCACCATATAACCTGCCTTGCCGGTCACCGTATGAACCGGATCGTTCAGCACTATCTGCACGATGATCCGGTAACGATTGAAGCGGGCGGCGGTGTTATCAGCGGCCCGACATTCTTTAACAACACGCGCAACGTGCTGATCCAAAGCCGCGTCGGCGTGGATGCTTCCACGGTATATCCCGCTGTTCGGGACGCTTTTCCTGGCGTTTGGACAAACGATCATCGCGGCGATGGTCTGGCGACGATCTGGATGCGGGTTCGCACCGTCGCCCAGAAGAACTATCTGACCGTCTACCCAAACCAGATGCCGGAGCACTCCTGCGTTTTGGAGGGAGCGCTGCTTTACGATCCTCGGCTGGACTCCACGGTTCCTGGCGGTTCGGGAAGCCACCGCGCAACCAACCACAACAGCTGGTCGTTCTCGACCAACCTCGCGCTGATGCGCCTGCGCCATCTGTGCAGCCCGTGGGGCGGCAAGATGAGCTATGACCGCATGTACATGCCAGACTGGATCAACGCCGCGAACGTTTGTGATCAGATCGTGACGAACCGCATCGGCGGTGTTGAGCTCCGCTATCATGGCGGCATGTGGTTCCGCACAAACAACGATCAGATCGAGGTCGGCCGCATTCTCGATGAGGCGGGCGAGCTGGTTGTTTATGAACGCGCTGACGGCAAAATCGGTGTCCACGCCGGACAATTCGTTGAGCCTGACATCACGCTCGATCAGGATCATATTTTTGGAATTCGTGTCGACAAGAATAAGCGGCTTTCGTCCACGGTTCTTGCTGTGCGCGGCCGCTTCGTCAACACCGACAATCATTTCGTGACAGAGGATGCGGCCATCTATGGCGATCCTTATGGGCAGTTCGATGAAACGGAGCGGACGAAGACATTCGATAATGCTGCCGTCCAGTCGCATAATCACTGCCAGCGGAAGCAGAAGCTAACTTACATCAGGGCGAATGCTCGAAAGGTTTCTATCACTGCCAATTACAGCGATGCAAAAAACTGCGCTTATCGGCGATTCATCCGCGTGCATTACCCGAGCCGAGGCCTTGTTAACGCCATCGTAGAGATAACGTCTACTGTGACGCTCGATCTCCGCAATATGCGTGTGTCGTTCTCCGGCATCGTGGTGTCTTCCGATCTTTACGCTTTCAACGCGGCGACTGAAGAGGGCGCGCCCGGCAACACGGTTACGCCTGCTGCGCCTGGTGGCGTCCCGGAGCCGGTGGGCTTCGTGGCGTCGGTTCAGACCGAGGTCGTGTCGGGTGGCGCCACAGCGGCGTTCGCCAAAGCTCAGTGGACGAAAGTCTCAGACGCTTTGACCTATGAGTTTGAGTGGGAACCGACTGACGCGACAGAGCCCCCTCGTTCGGCGTTCTCTGACGAGGGGCAGCCCGAGGTTCGTTCATCCTATCTTGTCGATGGGAAGGAATATCGAACTCGGCTGCGTGCATGGGGTGTGGGGACAAGTTCGCAATGGACTGAGTACCAGCTGCTCACCGCTGTGGCCGATCCCGCGCCGCCGGGTCCCGTCACAGATGTTTCAGTCACTGAGGGAACGGGGCAGGCGCTGTTTGAATGGACCGCGCCGAATAGCAGCAACTATTTCGCCTGCCGGATCTATGTCGGAACGATCAACGACCCGGACGAGGCAACACTGGTTGCGACGGAATACGGGCCACCCAGTGCCATAGACCAGCGCACCATCCTTGGGCTCGATGAGGGCGATTATTACGGTTGGCTGGTCGCCATCAATACATCAGGCCGACCGGCAGCAGCAGCGCCGACAGGCATGTTCACCGTCTCCTGACGGACCAGCAACAAACAGATCAAATTCGGCGCCTGCGGTTGCGGGTCGCTTTCGCATGGAGAAATGAGATGGCTAACGAAATTCGCGATGCTTTTCGGGCGACGTTTCGGGATTATGAAACCGATGGCGTTCCATCTAGCGGCAAGCACGCGGTGGCGAAGCGCGATGCGCGCAATCTTGGGGGCGTAATCGAGGAAAAAATCGTAGGCGCCGCACAAGGCAATATTGCCGCCGCAACGTGGGCTCAACTCGTCGCTTTGCCCGGAACTCGCGCTGGTCAGCCAGGCCTTGTTTCCGTCTACGACACTGGAACTCATACTGATCCAGTTGTGGGCGGTACTGTTCCTAACAGCGGTGAATATACGTGGAGTGCCTCTCCGGCTGGATGGCGCAGGGTTGGTGATGTCATCGATGAAAAATTCACTGATCTCCTGAAGGAGAGTAGAGACAACGTTCTCTCATATCCTGGGGCCATGCCTATGTTGTCGAACGAGTGGCTTCTCGGGCTTTTAGGTGACGGGGAGAATATTTCCGCTGGCTTCGACAAGTTTGGATCGCTCCGTGCTCAACTTCTTGACGCGCCTGGTGCTCCTGTCCTGTCGTCTTCTTACGCTTATGCCGTGACTTATGCTGATGGCAGCCTCCTTTTCGGTTTCGATCACGATGGGAACCTGGTGTTGGGTGCGCAGCCTGTGGATATGCAGGTGTTCTCTCGCGATGTTGATGGCGTTAAGCGTGTGACGGTTGTGACGGCGGAAGGCGATATTGCTGACATAACATTCGGTGAGAATAATGCGTATGGACCGTCTCTTCGTGGTTCATATGTTCGCTACGTCGAGGACACAGGGTCGTCTCTCGTACTGAAAAGCGATGAGGTAATAGGGGCGACATCGTTGTCGTCCACGGTGAGCAAGCTGACGATGGTCATCCTTTACGGACAAAGCCTGTCGCGCGGCAATTCCTCAACGCCTGCTGTATCGACATCGGATGTCATGGCCGGTCGGGCCGTGATGTTCAACGGCGGCGTAAGGCCGCGCGGCACGACCGATAACACAGGGGCGCTTACGGAGCCAGGCATTCTCTCGCTCGTCAACCTGAAGGAAACGACGGCGCTGGAGAATCCAGGCAACCAGTTGGGGCTTGTTCTCGGTAATGCATTGTCATCGGATGAAGGCGTTCTGGTCGCTTCACTTGGTGTTGGGGGGCAGCCCTACTCTTCCTTAAAGAAAGGTACTCAGCCATACGCTAATGTCATTATGGCGCTTCGGCGGGCAAGAATTGTCGCCGGTCTTCATGGACTGGATTTTGAGCCGCCCGTTTTGGTGTGGGATCAGGGACAAAACAACCGCGCCGATAGTAAGGCAACCTATCTCGGCTACCTGCTTGAGCTTCAGTCAAACGTTACATCCGATTGGCAGCGGTATAGCGGCGCATCTGGTGAAGTCATGACATTCCTCGCCCAGATGAGCAATTGGACGGCGACAACGTACAATATGGCGACCTGCGAAGTACCTCTCGCACAGTTGCAGGCAGCCTTGGACTATCCCGACAGGTTCATATTCGTTTGCCCTCAGTACATCTTCACCACAAGTGACGGCGTTCATCTGGCCGGCGCCGATTCTGCCCGATACGGAGCCTATATCGGTAGGGCGGTCGCATATCATAAGGCAGGAGATACAATCCGTCCGCTGCATATAGCCAGCGCCATGAGGACCGGTGCAAGTATTGTCTTGACATACCAGGGCGGCGATGAGGCGACTGATATCGCCTTGGATACGACGCTGGTCTCCAATCCGGGAAACTACGGTTTCGAATGGAAGCAGACTGGAGGAACTGTACAGACGATCTCCAGCGTAGCCAAGACCGGGACGCGCGAAATCACTGTCACGCTTTCAGGCGATCCCGGTTCTCCATCTGCCTCTTCGATTGGTTACGCCATCACCGGCACACCGGGGGCAAACGCCGGACCAACGACCGGCGCACGTGGCAATGTCCGCGATCAGAGCACTGACCTCACTCCACTTGGGCTGACAATGCACCATTGGGCCGCCCATCAGCTGATCAATCTTTAAGGAGACCCTCATGGGACGTATGACTGTAATCGCAGGAGCGCCGCCCGTGGCGCTCGCAAATGCTCCGAAAATCATCATGACTGGCTTCGAAAAAGAAGTCGCGAACATGCCGGGGCTTCTCCATTTTGTTGACCCCGCATGGCTGGCTTCGGACGCGTCCGGACGTGATCGTATGTCTGGCGCAATTGTGACGCCGAGAGGTGTGAACACCAAAAACGCATCCGATAGCAATTTCAACGGGCAAGCCACGATTAAGGCCACAACAGCAGCTTCCGGTGTCTACCTCCCGCAGGGAGCTGTGACGCCTTCTTATACGGCCATTGTCGTTTCCCGGCTTGACCCGGACAGATATGATGCTGCGCAGCAGGCTTATATGTTTGCGATAACCGGACCTAATAACGAGTTCCGCGCCAACCTGCGATCGCTCAGCTCGCACGGTCGGACATTTGATCCCGGTAATGGAGCAACGACAAACACAATTGCCAACACCTCCGCTCCCGGACGGGGCGTCGTGGGTATGTGGGGCGTATCGTTCGATTTCGAAACGAAACAATCTGCGCTGCTATACAACAACGGTGCGGACTATAATCTCGTCAATCACTCTGCCGCATACACGCCGGTTGCGGGCGACAGATGGAACATCGGATGCCTTCTGGGTGCCGGTAATTCAGGTTGGGTTGGTGATATGGCGATCGCTGTTATCTTTGACCGCGCGATGCATCTTCCGACAAATCGGCCGTACCTTGACCGTCTGACATCCCTGTTTCGCTCCAAATACGGATTGTCGTGATGAGCGGCAATTGGAAATAACTGAATTGAGGTAAGCCCCGGCACCTTCTCAGCGATGCCGAGCCTCATTGTCGCTGGTCGTTGGAAAGACGCGACGGTTTAAGGCTAACCCTGCTGGCCATCGCCAGCAATTTTTGAGGAATCACGAGATGGTAATGGGAAGCGAAGATTGTCGTGAAAAAAACCCGTCACCTGGCGGGGTGACGGGCTCACGCTTGAGCGTTATTCGCAACGCCGCTGCATTCTCTGATGCCTGTTCTTTGGCATTCGTGTCGTCTGAAGAAAGACTGACATCATAAGCTTGCATAGAGCTTACTAACAAGAATACCGCCATCCAATTTGTAACAACTTGATCACCATGGCGCTGGTTTTGCTGGCGCCGCTGGGAACGGGCCTTCGCATGAGTATCTGATCTCGTACCGGGACTCGGCAACCGAGGAGGTTGATTTTGTCGTGCACGTACGTCCGGTCGTCCTGAGCCACTCGATTGCCGCACTCTCATAGGATCCGGGGGATGTATCCGCTGCGATCGGTGCAGGATTTGCTATTCCGTCCTGCAAGTTCATTCCTGGGTCTCTGGCAATCAGGAGGCGGTTTTCTTGTGGCTTATCGGATATCCGAAACGTCGAGCCACTCGTGACGCTCTGCCACGCGACAGGATCGATACTGTTAAAATCGTTCGTGGCATAGTTTGTCCCAGCGCATCCGGATGCTGCGAGAAGCACTAAACCAGCGATTCCGCGATGAAGCGAATGCATGCATGTCCCCTTACATAATAGGACGACACTACATTTACTTTCTTCGCGGTCAAGTTGAACGTTAATGCCGGCGCGTAGCATTGTCAGTGGTCTAACGGCTCGACGTAACACACAAAAACAAAAGAGGCCCGTCGCTAGAAAGCGCCGAGGCCTCGATGCCGTAGCCTGTTTCAGGGGACGTACGGCGCTCTCGTATGGCGATCAATCGGCTCGCCGTCAATCAACAATCAGGAATCGGCATTAAGATGCCGCTCTCAGCACGGCCAACTAACATCGCCGCCTACGTCTATTGGCTGTGGTTGCGCAGGTCGCTCAGCAGTGACTGCGTCAATGCTCTCGTAATCTCCCGCTCAAACTCGTTGGGGGTCTGGCTGGGCGCGCTGGTATATTTAAGGCCGGACACCAACGCAGCCTGCACGAAGCTTGAGAAGGCGGCTTCGTCATTCACCTCGCCCTTGAGCGCCTGCGTACAGGAGACGATTGCTTGCTTGTACGCATTGTCCCGGGAGCCGGGCCACTGATCAATAAGATATGATGCAGCCCCACGCGTTGTTGAGATGCGCGCGTAGGTCTTGCTTCGTCCACCAAGTTCGATCGTAACAGTGTTGTCCCACGATCCAGACTTCATTCCTGCTCTCCGTTTTTGGCGAAGAGCATTAATGCCGCACGCTTGCGTGTGGCTTGTTTCAACCTTTAGGAGACTATCATGGCTCGGGAAACGCTTCCCGTCGCTCTCGACCTTATGTTTGGTCACGAGGGCGGCTACGTCAATGCAAAGACGGATCGCGGCGGTCCAACCAAATACGGGGTCACCCACAAGACGCTTGCCGCTCATCGTGGCGTTGCATCTGTCACGGCCGAACAGGTCAAGGCAATGACGCGCGAGGAAGCCACGGAAATCTATCGCCGGTCCTACTGGACGCAGAGCGGCGGTGATCTGCTGCCGAAGGGCCTCGATTACGCTGCCTTTGACTTCGGCGTGAACTCTGGCCCGGCAACCGCAGTCCGGCGCCTGCAAAAGGTTCTCGGCGTTCGCGAGGATGGCATTGTGGGCGAGCAGACCGTGGCGGCCGCCAAGGCATACCCAGGTGGTATCGATAAGCTCATCCACGCCTATTGCGACGAACGCATGGCTTATCTCCGCAGCCTGACGAACCCAAAGACCGGCTTCCCGGTCAATGGTCGTGGCTGGACCATCCGTGTCACCGGCAAGGATCCAAAAGGCCAGTGGGCCGATCAGCTCGGCGTCGTCGGCAACGCTGTCCGCCTGGCTACTCTCAGCGCCGATATGGTCAAGGATGTGAAGGTCCCCGAGGAAGGCAAGGCGAAAGCTGATGTTCGCGACACCGGCCTCATCGAGGTGATCAAGAAACCGGAAGCGTGGGGCCCGATCGGCGGGTTCCTGTCGGCGGCCGGCGCAATCTTTGCCGGATCCGGCCCTGTCCAGTGGGCACTCGCTGCGCTGATGGTCGGGGGCGGCATTCTCGGCTTCATCTATCTGGTAAAGCGGGTGAGGGCAGCATGATCCTCACCTGGCTGAAAATCGCCGCCATTGGCGCTCTGTGCGCTTCTGCGCTGGGTACTGCTTCATATTTTGCCGGTAAGCGCGTGCAGCGCGCCGAGATGGCCACCGAAACACTGACGAAGACCGTCGAAGTCCTCCAATCAAGGAACGATACCAATGTGGAAATCAATTCTTCCGCTGCTGCTGAGCTGTGCGCTCATTACGGGCTGCCAGACGAAGAACGTCTCGAATGTGTGCGCCGGGTGGAGCAAACTTCAGCCGACGCTCGAAACAGCAGTGAAGATCACGACGGACGATAGACAGTTCGCCAACCAGGTGGCAAGCCATAATGCGCATGGAAGCCGCCAAGGGTGCTGGAAATGAGCGCGCCTGGTTACAGGGGCGTTGGGATGTGGGTGCGTATCCAGCATCGCTTCGGCCCGAGAATGACCGAGTGGTTCATGGCGTTGCACATGATCGGGTTTGGCTGGGTGCTTCTCCTGCCGACGCAGACATTCAACCTGCCGCAGTTCCAAACCTTCAGGCAGCTTTTCCCATCGGAATCATTTCTCGGATGGCTCATGGCGATCGTCGGGTGCTTGCGCATCATTGGCAGCCTTTGACGAGGGCTGGTTGATGAACCCTTCCAAGGTGTTTCCGCTGGAGGGGAGGGGTTGATGGGCGCTGGATTTATGATGTTGCAGGGCAGAGGGGGGTATCACTTGCTCGAAGGCAACAATCGCATGCTGACGCCCTACGCGGAAACCCAGGTCGCCGACATCATCCGCGATCATGCCACGCGCAAAACCCCGCTGAAAATCTTCGGCGGCAACACTCGCTCCGGTTTCGGCAATGCGGTGACGGCGGAGACCGTGCTAACCTCCCGTGCGATCAAGGGGCATGGGCGGCCAACGAAAAAGGGCGATCCGAAGACCGCCCTTTCATTATTCCGGTGA